AGATGCGGGTCCAGGCGATGGCGGCGACGGGCGTGGTGCGCGCGATCGCGGCGTTGATGTCGTCGTCGCTGATCTGGCTCTGCACCATCGCGAGCGAGGCGTATTCGATCGCCCCGCCGCCGTATCCGCCCGCCGCCCCGCCCCAGCCGCTCACCAGCGGCACGCCGCTGCCCAGCGGGCGGAAGGCGGTGACGAAGGCCTGGAACGGCAGCTTCAGGCTGCCCCAGCCGCCAGCCGCGCCGTAGCCGAGCGCGATGCCATAGGCGCCGGTGTCGGCCGGCCGCGCCGGCTCGAAGATCACCGGCGCACGCCCCGTCAGGTCCGTCAGCACGGAGACCATCGCCGGGCGCGTCGCCCGCTCGCGCAGCAGCTCGCGCTGGATGCGCGCGCGGAACGCGGTGTCGGTCTCGCCGTAGCGGCGCGGCAGGGTGGCTGCGAAGCAGTCCTGGGAAACCAGGTCGAGGAAACTGTCGGTCGCGGTCGCAATGCGCGTCTGCAGCTTCGCGTAGCCGAGCATGGTGTTCAGCCACGCCCAGCTCTCCGCGAGGCCGGCGAGCACCGAGGTCAGGATCGGCGTGCTGTCGGGAAACCATCGCAGCGGCAGCAGCGAGAGCAGCCGCGCGAGCATGTCGGATGCGTTGCCGCTCATCTCAGCTCACCGCCACCGCGCCGGCCTTCACCACGCTGCCCGCACCCGGCACCAGGTCGGCGGCGACACCGTTGAGCAGCACGTTCGTCACGTTGACGACCTGCGCCGAGGTGTCGTAGGCGACCTGCGCCAGCCGCGACAGCGGCAGCGTCTCGCCGATGCTGCGGGTGTCGACGAAGTTGGTGATCGCGGCGGTCACCGCGGCGACCACGTTCGGGTGGTTCGCGCCGGCCGCGGTGGTGATCGTCATGCTGACATTCGCCCCCACCACCCCCGGCGGCACCACGGTCCAGATGGAGCCGAGCGGCCGCACCGTCTCGATCTGCTGCGACACCGCCGCGAGCAGGTTGGCGGGCGGCGTGCCGGTGCCGTTGTCGACGGTCACGACGAAGCACCCGGCCTGCGGCGTGCCCGATTGCGTCACGTTCTCCTGGATCGCGCATTGCAGCCCCTGCTGCACGGTGGAAACGGCGTAGCCCACGGCCACGGCGGTGGCGCGGGAGCGGCTGTCGAGAAAGGCGGCGAAGCGTGCGCGCAGTGCCGCGTCGGTCTCGCCGTCCAGCCCGCCGCCGGTCGGCGTCGCGTTGCTCACCGTGTCCACGCCGGACAGTGCAGCCGCGATCAGGCTGATCGTGCCCGCCTGCACGTTGCCCCCGCTGCCCGCCACGCTGGCGGCGATCGGCACCGTCACTGCCGCGGTGCCGGCCGGGATCAGGTAGCCGTTCTGCGAGGCGTTCCACGCCGTGTTGGTCGCATCGGCCGTCACCGCGAAGGTCTGTGACCCGTCGGCGGTGCGCACCAGCGTACCCACCGGCACCAGCGCCGCCGCCACCGGCGCGAAGCGGGCGAACGTCACCTGCCCCGCCGCCGCACTCGCCGGCAGCCGCGTCAGCGTGAAATCGCCGACCCAGCTATCCAGATCGGCGCCGGTCGAGGTCGCGGCCCGCGTCGTCTGCAACACCTGCAGGATCAGCCATTGCACCCACAGCCCGAGGCCGGCATTCGCCTCCAGCACCGCCCGCAGCACGGAGCCGACGGTCAGGTCGAGCACCTGCTGCGCCGCCCCCTGCACGGCGGCGGCGGCGGAAGCGACGATCGTATCGAACGTGCGAAGTTGCAGTTGCATCGCTCACACAGGTCCCACGGTGAAGTTCAGCGTCTGGGTGGCCCCGGTCGTGGCGTCGGCGTAGCGCACCGCCACGATCACGGCGCCCGACGGATCGACCGTCACGTCGATCACCGGCTCCGGCGTGCGCGCGACCGCGCTCTCCTGGAAGATCTCGCTGCGGATGACGGAGGTGATGCGCGCCGCGGAGGCCGGCTGGCCCACGAACTGCGCCAGCCCGGCGCCGTAGCCGAGGTTCCACACATAGTCGCCGGGATTGGTCAGCAGCCGGCGCAGCACGCGCTGCTGGCCGAGCAGCGTGCCATCGGCGGTCGCAAGGTCGCCGCCGGCGCTCGCCGCGAGGTCGGCGCCGTACTGGTGCGAGATGTCGGGCATCGCCTATTCCGGATCGGGGTTGCTGGTGGTCCCGGTGTTGCCGCCCTGCGGATCGGGATGCGTGTGGATGTTGTAGTTCTCACGCAGGCGGTCGAAGCTGCCGTGCCGGTCGTAGATGTCGCCCGTCACATACAGGTCGCCGTTCACGCGCACCGTGCCGTCGTTCTGCAACTTCACGAAGCTGCCCGACTGGTGCACGAGCCATAGTTCGCCCACTGGCGCACCGGGACTGGCCGAGGCGTCGCTCCAGGCGCCGCCCACCACCACGCCATGCTCGCCCTCGCCGTCCTGCGGCAGCACCAGCACCTGCTGCCCCGGATGCGGCGGCACCGCCATGCCCCAGCCGGCGCCCACCCACGGGCTCAGCACCGGCAGCCAGCCGGTGATGACGTTCTCGGGCTGCAAGGCCACGCGCGCGGCATGGCGCGCGGGATCGACGCTGACCACGGTCGCAAACCGCGGCTGCCCATGCGCCGCATCCAGCGCGCCCGCCTGCGCCTTCAAGGCATTCAGGAACCGCTGCATCGTCTCTCCACGGGCGAGGATTGAGGTGAAGGCCGCCCCTCACTCCGACCCTCTCCCGCAAGCGGGAGAGGCAGCAGGGCAGGAGAGAGACGGCGCAACCCCTCTCCCGCTTTGCGGGAGAGGGAGGGGCCCATCGCGCAGCGATGGGAGGGTGAGGGACACCGCTAGAACGGCGAGGCCGTCCGCCCCTGCACCAACTGCGAGAACCCCGCGCGCATCGAAATCCGCCGCTCGATCTCGTCGATGCGAAAGCCGGTGTCGAACACCGTCCCGGTGCCGATGAGCTGCACCGCCACGCGGGGCGAAAGCACGAGTTCGCCCGGCATCTCGCCACGAAAGACCAGCTCGTGCGAGGCAAGCTCGGCGAGCTTGCGCTGCGCCAGCAGCAGCGCCGCGTCCGGCGACAGGTTCGGCACCACGAACACGTAGTCGCGCTGCGCGCCGCTTCCGCGCGCGGTCTGGGCCGTCTGCACGGTGCCGGCGCCGAGGCGCGAGTGCCAGCTTTTCACCGTCACCACGATGTCGCCGGCGAAGCTCAGCGCCCGCTCCAGCCGCAGCGCCGTGAAATCGGGCGCGCCCGCGGCCGTCGGCGCCGCCGCCAGCACCGCCGGCAGCGCGAGCGTGTCGGGCGGACGGAAATGCAGCGTGCTCCCCGTCACCCACAGATCGAACCCCTCCCAGCCCGCCAGCGTGGCGAGCAGGTCCCACTCCGTCGTCGCGCGGGCATGCGCGTTCATCGTCAGCGCATCGTGCTCCAACTGCCAGAACCGCCCCACCGGCGTCGTGGTCGCCTGCACGTCGGCGGCCAGCCCGTGGCGTGATGCCAACGTCGCCGCGATCTCGCTGGAGGTGCGGTTGGCGAACGTCTCCTGCGTGCGCGCCTCGATCAGCGCCGCCGAGCGGTCGCGGCCCTCGAGCGTCAGCGTGCCGGCGATCGGGTCGATGCCGATGTAGTCGGCACTCCCCTGCATCAGGCTCACGAACCCGCCCAGCGGGTCGAGCATGAGCTGGATATCCACATCCACCGCCGTGCTTGCCGCCCACCGCGCGGTGTCGCCCGCCAGCGCCGCGCGCACGCGCCAGACGCCGGCGGCAAATCCGCCGTAGGTGCTGACCGCGGTCTCGGTCGCGTTGCCCAGCGGCGCGCCATTGGCCAGCACCAGCAGCCGCGGCGCGCGCCACGCGCTACTGAGCGGCAACGCCGCCTCCGGCCGCCGCGTTCGGCGCGGGAATCTTCAGCGTCACCGTCCCGCTCAGCCACGGATCGCTGATGCCGTTGAGCTGCGCGATGCGGATCCACTGCGTGGCATCGTTGAGATACTGCGCCGCGACACGAAAAAGATTGCCGCCGACGACCTGGACGGTCTGCATCCTGCCTGCTCCGCGCAAAAGGATCAGCTTGTCGCGTTCGCGAGGTTCGCCGCCGCGCGGCCGAGATAGCCCTGCGCGTCGGCAAGCTGCGCAAGCCGCCCTGCGGCGCTCGCCGCACTCACCGGGTCGGTGGCCGCGAGCAGGCTCGTGTTCGCGCTGCTCATTCCGGCCGCCACCTGCGTCTGCGCGGCCGTGA